CATCCAGCTCGAGGTAGGTATATTCTGGATCAACTAGAATAGGAGTGATCGAAACGACGTTTTTACCCGCAAGAACAGAAGATAAAATTGTAGTTTTCTCAGCGGTTGTAAGAGTTTCAGCTCCAATGGGTTTTACAGAAATATAAACCTTTCCGAAATTTGGAACAATATCATCTTCTCCACCCCATACTGAAATTGCCTCAACGTTTGCTACATTCTTTAAGATGATTGCACGATAGTCATCCGCCGTGACTGCGCGGTTCTGTGCAGTAAAGGTAAGAGGTGCATTATAGCGAATTGATTCAATTGATTCACGTACTCCTCCACCATATGAGTCTACGGCAACAGTCACCGCAATATTGCTATAGCCCGAGATGGTATCAACGGAAGTAAATAGATTGGCTCCGTCTGCAACTGTTCCATCTGTATAGACGTATTCGATCTCGACAATGTTATTTGCGGTTGGCATCTTGCCCAGAATACCGTCTCCAAAGTAAATCTCATAGAGTCCCTGAGGAGTTTCCTGTAAGTAATAAATCTGAGAATTCTCGTTGATATTTACGAGTGATGTAAATTGCGTATAGATTGAATATGAATCGGATTCAGTGTTCGCCTTTAATCTGACGCGCATTGTACTTGTATCAATATTTGCATCTGGAATTTCAAATTTCTGATTTCCAAGTGAGGTATCAACTCGATAGATCATTCTCTTGAGCGTACCCTGACGAACAGGAATATTTGTAAAAGTGTATTTACCTCCATTTATTGGTTCAACATGCGATTCAAGAGCAACAAAGTAATAGCGAACTTGATCCACAACAGTAGAAAACCGAGTTCCGCGTAGGATTGTTGCCTGATTTGCAACTGTAGATCCTGGAGTGACTACAACATTAATAACTGCCTTTGATGATGCCAATGATCTTGGAACATATCCTAATAGCTTTGCATGAGAGACTACATTTCCACGAATCTGTGCTGAATCTAAAAACGTCTCATTCAAAGAGAGATGCGCCACCATTGCATTATAGTGAGTATTATATGCGAGCACATCAAGAAGAACGGAAAGACCCGAGCCATTAAAATCCCAATCATTGTATTTTGATTGTGACCGAAAGTGGGCTTTGATTGAATCCTTGATTGCGGCAAAATCAAGTTCGGAGACGTTGAATGAAGACATATGGCAAAAATTAAATTAGCGGAGACGTGAGAGATAAAGCGTGATATCTACTTCAATGTTTTGGGATATCACTCGAAATGATAAATTTACGTGATATCTGTTTCTGTCCGAATCATCTATCACCTCCGCAATAATTGAATCGATTCGAGGTTCATTTTTTTGAAGAACTTCAAGAATTGATTGTTTTAAACGGATGATTGTAATGATATCAGCAGGTTCAAACAGAATGTTACTTAAATTTGATCCTAGATTTGGCCGAAATGGGCGTTCATGAAAATTAGTGAATATCAAATTTTTGACTGCATTAATAACAGCGTCAGTATCTGTTAAAGGCATAATATCATGAAAAATAGGATGGAGAGTCAATGACAGATCCAGGTCAGAATACAGACGCTTGCTCGAAACGACGGATGCTTTCTGACCCGATGTGTTATAATCCGAGAAGGTTTGAACAGAATTTGCCATGAAGAGTGTAGCCTATTTATATGAATTGTCTAGACTCTAGGTTTATTGGCCTCTGCGCCATTAGCACTTGCAACTGCCGGAGTTACTTCTGTGGTTAATGTTGCTGATGCTGCTGCAGTTGCTGCTGAATCTGCTTCAAGTTCCGCCGCCGAAGCTTTTGCAAAATCAAGAGCAGCTCCAGCATTCGACAGAAGCGATCCTGGAGACTGTACTAATTGCGTGAAGGCATATGCCTTCTTCACCTGAAGAAAAATGCCTGTTTGTGGTATTGCTGGAATAATGCTATCCAGCGTCGGCAGTTTTATATTTCGACAGTCTAATTTGGCCAACTTGTCTTGTATTGCAGTGAGTAGTTTTGTAAAAGCAGCAACCGTCCTCATGTATAATTCTACCAGTGCTATATACTTGGCATATGCTCCGCCAGCAATCTTTTTTGCCCATTTAATTAGTTTTTTAAGACTCGTTGGGGGAATTGCGAGCTCGGCCTGACGCGCAAGTTCTTCTAACATTGTTTCAAGCTGTAGTTTAATCATCGCCTGAATGTCTTTTATGAGTTCCTCGAGTGCACTGCAATCTGGAATTTCTACAATTTTATCGGCCAATTTGTTAATCTGATCAATTGGATCATTTGATGCGTTTGTCATAATTTATGTTTCCTATATTGGTGTAATTCCGGTAATGATGCCGTTCGTAATTTGAACAACACTGTTACCGCATGTCACAGTTCCAGATGCGCCATTTCCGCATCTGACAGATCCATTTAGATCTATTGTTGCATAGTTTAAATTGATTCCATTGGATGTGAGACTCACAATTGTTCCATCCGTATTGTTTGCGGCTAAATTTCCATTCGATTTAAGTTTATTAGTGTGAGTATTTGCAATTGTTTTTGATGAATTTATACCTCGCTCAGCATCAATGTGATCGGACTGCGCTATCTTTGATTGGCGATGACCGTGAATATATTCGGTTTTATCTCCCCGCACCTCGAGATGATAATTTCCTCCAACGTACTGCCTGAGATTGCCATCAATTGTCATGTTAACATTACCTTTGCCTCCGCCATCAGTTGACGAAGCTCTTACGTGTATGTAATCATCACCAATAATTACTGTTTGATTAGATCCAACGACCGTTGTTATTTTATTTCCCTTCTTATCAATTTCTGTATATGTTCCTGATTTATGATAATCAAGTAATCGTTCATGGCCCGGTGTATCATCAACTTCAAAAACATGGCCCGATTCACTTTTAAAAACGTGATTTTTAGGATATTCTGGTTTTACAGTATCACCGATATTCCAATTGGTCATTTTGTATGCTTCTGGTTCTGACGCCTGTCCCGTCATGGGAGGACGCTGAGCAACTGGAATGTCTGTGCCTAAATATTTTTCTCTGGACTTATACGCCTCAGATTCGGCAAATTTAGTTCTGGCCTCAAGCGGAATATCAGGAGTTCCTAATTTAGCTGGAAGAGGATACTTTCCGGCGGGATCAGAAAACCCCTTTGTTTTATCCGGCTGTTGTTCCGTCATTGATGGAATTGTACCAAGAACAATTGGATCTTGAGCAGATGGTCCGTCGCGGAAGAAACCAATTACCCAAGAACCGGGCAGTACTCCTGTTGCGGACATTCCAATTCCAGACATTGATGCAGAATTTACAGGAGTCATAACTGAAGCCCAGGGTAGGTTTTCTGTTTTAATGAGACCCCGATCATCTGTATGATAACCAATGCAACGAACTCTTATGCGTCCCATCTGCAAAGGATCATTCACATCTTCCACGACACCGGTGAACCAGGAGAAGACGCCACCTATAAAACTATCTGGGGAGTAACTCATACACTTAAAACATCCATCGAATATGCATCGGTATTTGCACGAACCTCGCAATAATATTGTTGTTCAAATTTATGAACGACCGAAGTGATTAAATAGTATCCGCTAAACATTGCCTGATTCTCAACGATCTCCTTTTTATTTGGATCTTTTGTTGGCTTAAAGGTTGATCTTAATAACAATTTGACAATTTTACCCGAATGAAAATCAAGGTCACCCGTAATAGTAAAGTCATGGGATATAAATTGCATGTTTTCGTTCACTGAATTTGCAATATTTATAAATTTATTTTTTGTTGCACTATGGTAATTGTTACTGGTTCCAAGTGATTTTTCGTTTAACGAAATGTAATTGATATTGGCATTACTAAAATCTGAAAGTGCTGATCCAATTCCAGTTTCGAATAACTTTTCCTGTGCATTAATAATTTTACCATCGAATCCGGATGTAGCTTCATTTATTTTATTAAACGGTTCGCGTGTTTCCGGAGTAAATGAATCGGAAAGCGAAGAATTTGCTCCAATTTTTGCCATCTTTGGAAATTCTACACGATAATCAAAATCAAGAGTTTCAATTTTTTTTGACGAAATATTTACATAAACAGATTTTGAAGCATAGGCTCCATTTATACTAGACAAATATTTTGATATTCCGACGTTTGAAGCCAGATTTAAAATGCGGCCCTTTCTCTGATTAAAATCTTCAGTGGTTCCAACCTTGTACTGAAAGAACTGTCCATCAGTATATTCATTAATATTATTCTCTTTGGCTTTTGCATTAATATCCATATGCGATTCGATATGAATTTTTCCATCAAGCGTTTCATAGCAATACCATGGGCTTCCATGAGAATCATAGCAGCGGCGAAGGACCCACATAATAGCGTCTATTGGGTTTAAATTTGGAACAATAAATGAAACTAACGGTGAAGACTGTTTACTCTGAACAATATCTAATGTATTTACTTTTAAATCCTCGGTTAACGTAGTCTTAATAAAATCAGCCATAGTGCCACTAAATGCCCGTGAAATCTTTTTAAGTTTTGATAGGTAAATATGTCGAGATACTCCCTTTATAGTATAAACCTGAATTCTATTCTCCATTTTTCCATAGAGCGGATATTCAGTAACAAAAAACATTCTACTTATTGTTTTAGGCTTTTGATTAGCATCGTCTAGCTGACTACCCTGTGTTAAATTTACTGTAATGGTTTCTTGGCCTGTTAATTCGCCAATTTCGAAAAAATTAATAGAATCTTTTATACTAATTGAAAGAATCAATCCTGCATGATATATGCTCTCGGTAATTGAAAAATCAGTTTGCATTGAAGTCAAATCATATGTTTGACCATAATGATTTTCAAGAACAATACTTGTAATTCGATATGCTTCCGGAACGTGAAGTTCGTTAGCATCTCTTTTTTCTAAATTTGCCGTCTTACTCATGAGGCATTTTTATTAATTAAACTGTAGTACAGCTGAACAAACTTATAGATGTAATTAGGATGGATGATTCGAATCTTTGATCTTTGTTCATTTACTTCAATTTCATATGCTCGGTTTGAAACTGCAGTAAGATCCGCATCGCCTGTTCCAACTTGATTTCCTGGGCCGACATCATTGATTCCTTGTTCATCAACATGCACACTATTATAGGATATTAATCCCTCACTATTTAAATAGTGATGCGGGGCATCCGGAGAACTATAAACTTTATATGATGTAATTTTATCACCTGAATTCTGGCCAGTAATGATTTCGGTATCCTGGAACAACCTCTCAACCTGAGTAATTGATACATGCGCTCTGGAGCATTTTGACGTGGCTCCAATGAGAGAAAGACCTGCCGTAAAACCCCCAGATACGTATCCAACCATGAGACTTGTTTGTGATTCAACTTCAAAAATAAGAGCGGATCGAATTGTTCCGTTTGGCAGAGTCATAGAAATACTTTCTCCCACAGTATATGTGGGATGAGCAGTTCCAGTTCCAGTTCCAATTCCAGTTGCTGTAAAAACAGAGCCAACAGTGTTTATTACTGCCCCTGGAAATGTTGTATTCCCAACTGTTACAATTTTATAATTTGCCCCTATAACGAAGGAACCCGCAGTTACTGCAACAGGTGCAGCAACAGTCAGGCGAAATTGAGCAAGAGTAACTGCCTGAAGCTGACTTTGTTGGATATTTTTACTTATTACAATCCCGCGTGCACTAGAGGTACTTCCAAAAATCGTTTCACCAAACAGAAATCGATTGGCTAAAGAATTTGGTTGGTCAAAAATTAAGCCATCGCCGGTTCGAGATATGTATGGACGAGTTTCAATTATAATTCCTGGATATTCCTCCGCAATATATTCAATTAATTCTTGGTCTGGCATTGGCCAACCTGAGATTCCATTCTTTAGATGTTCGTTTATCAGAAAAAACACCCAGTAATATTCCGATGTACCATAAAGCGAATTAGATACAATGTCTGGACGTTCACCGTCTCTAATCTGATAATTAATATACGTTGTAATCTCATCGAAATATTGTTCATTCGCCTTTACAAATCTAAACAAATCGACGATATTTGTATCGATGCCGTTAGAATCAAAATCGTATGGTATCTTAGGGAACTGTTGAAAGAATGGCATGAGAATAAATTAGGATTTTCTTCCTTCGGACAATTTTTCAATATCCGCAAGAGTAAGCGCTCTGGTTTCTTCGAATGTTAACTGAACATCTGTTTCGACTGGATGTCCATCCGCGTGAAACATATTACCGCTACTGTTATACACCGAGCTCATTCCTGTAAGGTAACAGTCATATATCCCTGGAAGTTTTGTATTTTCTGAAGCCGTGGATCCATCGTAAAAATGTATATTCCATATTGGAGGATATGTTAAAATTAAATCATTTCCCATCGGATACATATTTTGCCGAAATCTTTTTATAATTTCAGTAATTGCATCTGCTTCTTTTTTATCCTTTGGCATCATTTTAAATGAAAACTGAAACTGTCTTATTGTACTATTCTGAAATGCCGTATTTGTATTTGGAGCAACAACCTGACGAGAACCAAAATCTATAAAATTGCTAACATTGTCAAATCCTGTAATTTTAGCCGCAAGTGATGCAACTGCAGCACCATTTGCGCTTCTCATTTTATTCATCAGTGTTCCGGCAGCAGCACCAATTGCTCCGCCAGCTCCAGACATAAATCCACCTTCATTCACGGCTGCCGTTGTTGCTTTTGCGATTGTGGAACCAATAATTCCAAGATCAATGGCGGAATACTGCATATTGTCCGAAAAGGAAATACCTGGAGGAATTGGAAGATAGATAGATCTTTCTCCAGAAGCACCCTTTCGGGCAACAAAACCTATAAAGGGAAGCGCGCGAGCGGTAGTAGTAAGGTTAGATGGAAATAGAAGAGGTGGTTCTGATCTTGTCCATATCTTTGGGTCGCCCGCATATTCTGAAATTGATGTTCCATTCTGTTGTCGAAGCGTCACCCCGTCAGTATTCTGTCGTTCTGTTAATGCGGCAGGTGACGCGGTGTTTGGTGGGTCACCTGCTATATTGCCTTCATTTTCGTAACTACGGTCATCATTACGATTAATCTTAGACTCATTAACACTTGGAGGCGGTGCCTCTGCAATTATAGGGGCCGTTTGCGCAGCTTTTATGGCCGCAGTTTTGTTTACCATCGCCTGAGTATTGCTTGTTGCATCTGCAATATTTTCAAAGAAGTTACCCAGGGATTTGACCAGAGCTCCAGCAGGATCCGATGGATTCGTGGTACTAACTGGCATGAAATACAAGCCTGGCATTAGAGTGCACTCCTAACTTTAAATTTGGTTTGCATAAATAGCATTTTAACTATTTATATGGCATACCGAGGTCGATTCAGCCCAAAGAACCCAAGTAAGTACAGAGGTGACGTGATTGGCATTGTCTATCGCTCGCTCTGGGAACGACAACTTTTTCGGTGGTTAGACGAACAATCTTTTGTTGCATCATGGTCATCCGAGGAGGTTGTAATACCATACCGATGCAAAACGGATGGTCGAATTCATAGGTACTTTGTGGATGTCAAGTTTGAATTTACGGATGGTCGCATTATGTTAATTGAGGTGAAACCGTCAAAGGAAGTGAGTCCGCCAAAGAATACTGGAAGAAAGACTCGTAGATACATCACAGAGGTTATGACGTATGCAAAGAATATCTCAAAATGGGAGGCGGCCACTGAATATGCTGCGGATCGGGGATGGATCTTTGAAATCTGGGATGAAAACATGTTAAGGAAACTGGGTATGAAGATCCTTTAGGATTGTGATATAAATAGATGATCTATGGCAGTCTCACTCTTCACTACTCTCGAAAAAGAGTTCACCACGACGGGATTCGAAAAGCGTTCCGCCCAGGCTCGAGCCTGGTTCACTGAAAGAGTTAAAGAACTGAATGGTAGAATTAATAGAGTTAAACTGTTAAAAGATGAAAATTTAACAGTTCGATCGATGCCAATATGGGGATCAATGTACATGTTTGCATATGATCCCAAGCTAAAGAAAGAATTACCCTATTACGACCGTTTTCCTTTAGTATTAGTCATTCAGCCAGCAGAAGGCGGGTTTCTGGGTCTCAATCTTCACTATCTACATCCAAAAATCCGTGCAAAGTTTCTGGACAAATTGATGGGAACAATCTCGGATGATAAACTCACAGAGAAAACTCGTTTAAAGGTTCGTTATAGCCTCCTTGCTTCGGCAAAGAGACTTCGTGAATTTGCGCCATGTTTAAAGCATTACCTCAAGAGCCACATGAAAACCCGAGCTTCCCAGGTGTTTGCTCCGGAATGGGAGACGGCAATATTTCTTCCAACCGAACACTTTAAAGGTGCCACGAAGAATAAGGTATGGCTCGAATCACGCAAACAATTTCAGAAAATTTGATCTAAATGGCAACACTAGTCGACAATATTCTTGGATCCAAAATCGGTAACGCCATTCTTGGTAACTCGATTGACAATTTAAAGACCTCGCTCATTAAACATGGGGGAGTTGCTCATGAAAATCGGTTCACTGTAAATTTTTCTCCGCCAAAACAGTCCTTGTTTAATTTAGATCTACGTAATATTGTCACATCCGCTCTTTCTGGGACATTTAATGCAAAGAATCTGATTAACGATTACAGAGACATTACAATCCTGTGCGAATCCTGCTCATTGCCCGGAAGACAAATCATGACTTTGGATTATCAGTTAGAAAAACACGCGGTAAAGCGGCCCTACAGTTTCTTTAACGAAGAGGTCAATTTTACCTTTATTCTCACTGGCGATTATTACATGAAGAAAATTTTTGATAAGTGGTCTGAAGAAATCATGGGATTTAATAATTATCGTCTTAACTACATTAAAGACTTTGCAGTTGACGTTACAATAACCCAGTTAAATAAGAAAAATCTTCCCATCTATACTGTGGTCTTGCACAACGCATATCCAGTTACATTTAATTCAATTGTACTTGACAACACCGCGGAAAATTCAGTTCAAAAGTTTTCCGTGACCATGGCCTACGAAAACTTCTTCGTGGACAAAGTTCCTACAAGCAAAAACGCAAGCGTAACACTTGGACCTCTTAAGGTTTTAGAACTTGGAGTGTAAAAATTTTACATTTTATAATACTTTTCGATTGATTAACAACTAAATCATACCTATATGCCACTACCGATTATTGAAACACCGAAATATGAAACAAAGCTTCCTTCCACCGGAAAGAAGGTTTTTTACCGTCCATATCTCGTCAAAGAAGAAAAGATGCTCATGATTGCACTTGAGTCTGCTGATTCAAAGCAGATCATGCAGGCAGTCAAAGATACGATTTCAGCATGCACATACAATAAGGTGGATCCGGGTGAACTACCTATTTTTGATCTGGAGTATATGTTTCTTCGGCTTCGGGCAAAATCTGTGGGAGAAATCTCGAAGCTCAATCTAAAATGTACCAGCTGTGAAAAGAACACTCGTGTTGATGTAAATTTAGATGAAATTAAGATTGATGTAAAGAATCTTCCTTCTAACACAATTCAACTGACTGACACAATTGGAATCACAATGAATTGGCCCAAAGTTGATTTAGTTGCTGAGTTTAGTGGTGAAGGTGATCTGGAGAAACAGAATAAAGCAGAATTGGCTTTTAATATCATTGCTGGATGTATTGAATCTATCTTTGATAGCAAGAGGGTCTATCCCGCAAAGGATCAAACCAAAGCAGAATTACACGAATTCCTCGAGTCATTGAATCAGAATCAATTCAAAAAGATTCAAGAATTCATTGAGGCTATGCCAAAATTAGAACATAATGTTGAGTTTGAATGCGCACATTGCAAGACTAAAAATTCTGTACTCATCAAGGGTATTCAAAGTTTTTTCTCATCGCCCTCTCCCACGACAGTTTGATGAATCATTATCAGACTAATTTCGCCCTTATGCAACATCACAAATACAGTCTATCAGAATTAGAACTGATGTTGCCGTGGGAGAGGGAAATCTACGTAGCGCTCTTAGTGGATCATGTCAAAGAGGAGAACGAAAAGGCTAGGAAGAGAACTACATCTAAGTAAAGAAACATACCATCATGGCTGAAGCAAAAGACAAAAACGAAACATTCAAGAATATCCTCCTTGAGCTCATGGTCTCGAATGAGACTCTTGATAAGATTAATGCGAACACACTCAATGCCTCTGAGATGGGACTTGAGGCTGCCGCTAGTCTTGAATCATTAGTCGCAAATCAGTCATTAAGCAACTCAGGAGGATCTGCAGCCAACGAGGGCGGTTCTCAGCCGCAGATGGAGTTTCTGACTGAGGGTATGATTTCTATTTTAAATCTTATTGCAACAGATTCGCTCAGAACAGTGGTTGCGTTAAATGCTATAAGCCAGTTAATGAGCGACACGTTTGAACTGAACAAATCTGAGGCTTTAAAAAACGAGGAAGCTCGGCGCGAGGCTGAAAAGAATAAAAACCGAAATGCTGTGGCTGACGTAATTGAAACTCCAGAAATGGAAAGCAGCTTTGGAATAATGGGAACTCTTGCTGCAATTGCTGGACTTGTAGTTGGATTTGTTACTGGAGTCGTCAGTGCTTTAGTGAGTACCTTTACAAAGGTCATGACAGCAATTGGTAAATTCTTAAAATTGGATGTTCTTCTTGCTAAAATTGGTCTGAGTTCGGCTAAAATTGCTGAGTTTTTTAAGCCATTAACTGACGGTTTTAAAAAGATATCCACGAATATAAGTGAGGCATTTACATTTGTAAAAACTGCCATTTCAGAATCATCCTTGGTCAAAAATATCAAAAAATTCTTTGAACCATTAAAAGATCTATTTGCATTCTTCTCAAAGGAAGGATCAATCATTAGCAAAATTACTAGTCTGGGTGGAAAGGTGAGTTCTTGGTTTTCAAAATTAACAGAAATATTTGGTCTATTCTTCCGAGTTGGAAAGGTATTCGGTAAGCTTTTTGGATATGTTGGAATTGCAATATCAGTATTCGAATCAATCAGCAAGGCCTTTGAAGTCTTCCAAAAGACTGGCGATATTGGTGCCGCGCTTGAAGTTGGAGTTGTCGGTTTCATAAATGCCTTTACAGGAGAAATCCTAGATCTATTAAAGGATGCTGTCTCCTGGATCGCAGGTGCACTTGGATTTAAAGATGTAGAAAAGTTCCTTGATTCATTTAGCTTTACTGACATTATTGCGGAATTATTTCATCGGTTCATTAAAGCGGGCAGGGATATGTTTGAGAAATTCTTTCAAAATTTTGTCGACATATTTGACGATATTTCGACAAAATTCAACGAAGGGGATATTATCGGAGGTATTGCAGAAATTTTTAGGGGGTTTTTAAAAACTGCGGCAACGCTCCTTCTAGATATACCAAAAAACCTTTTGGCCAGTGCTGCGGAAGGTCTTGGTTTTGCTTCATTTGCAAAAGATGTAAGAGATTTTAGTTTTTCTTCATTGTTCGGCGGCACAAACACAAAAACTGGAGGAGACGTTCAGACAGATACGAAAAGTATTACTGCTGCAGCGGGCGACACAACGGCAGCAAAGGCAGCAGCAAAGGTTCTTGAGAAAACAAAAGATCAGCAGAAAGGCGCGGCTGGGGAAAGCGCAGAAGAAAGCAATCCTCTTGTGAATCTTTTTGGATCCGATCCATTTGGTGATTTTAATAAAGCAGTATTAGAAAACTTTAACAGGACGACAAATCCTTCAGGAGCTGCAATTACTCCAGCCACGGTCGAAAATGTTGGTGCTCAGATTGCTGCACTTGGCACTAATACATCCGATATGGTACAGGATGCGGCAGGGCGAGCAGCATCTTCAGTCGTGGCTCCAGTAACTAATACTAAAAATAACACAACAAACAATAGCAGCGTTACAATTCAGCAATCGAATCTGCCGGATAAGACTGCGCTTTCTCTTCGTCCATCTTGGGTATTCCCAGGCGGATACTAAAAAAGAGGCTCCCTTTCGAGAGCCTCCTTTTGCATTATATGGTGAATGAATTTCGGATTAATCTTCCTTTGCAAGTTTTGCAAAGTAGCTGAGGGTATCATCCTCTTTTCCTTCGTCATCGTCACTGCCTGCCTCAACAGGCTTAAATGATTCCCTCTGCGGTGCTGCTGCAGGAGTTGCGGCATACCGAGGAGCAGAAGCAGTGGTATCAAGCTCAACCGATTCAGCGGTTGAAAGAACTTGACCTTCTTCACCCAGGACTTCAAGAAGCTTACGCTTCAATTCATCATAGGACTTGTAATTCTTTGCATCAGTGAATTCCTTCAGCTGATTCAATTGATTATAGATCTGTTCAAGCTTTGCTTCATCACCGCCAAAGAGGGGTGAAATCGAAGCGAATTCGGATTTGTCATAGTTACGGTAACCTTCGACATTACGAATCTTCAGTTTAAAATCCGCACCGGCCCAGAAGTCAAATGGATTGACTGGCTTTTCATCTTGGAAAGATGGCTGCATAAGATCCAGCATCTTGTCAAAGATTTTCTTACCGAATTTGTAAAGGAAAACCTTTCCATCATTTGCAGGATTGGCTGGATCGGAGATTACCAGAATGTTTGTGACATAGTGGAGACGGCGCTTACGTGAACGTACGAGATCTTGATCTTCCTGACGTCCAGTTGCCCAGAGTTTAGTATTCAGCTCGCCAACAGGATCAGGCTGGCCGATCGAGGTGAGAGAATTTTCGATGTACCAACGACCGCTTGGGCCTTTGAAGCCATGGTCCCAATAACGGACCCATGGAAGTTCTTCACCTTTTGGGGTGGGAAGGAAACGAATAACGGCATAACCATTACCCGCCTTGTCTACGACTGGTGACCAGAAACGATCATCGTTATAGGATTTCTTCTCTTGGCTTCCTCCAACTTTTTGGGCCTGGGCGGTAAGCTTAGTGATTTCGTTTGCACGATTCTTTTTGAGATCTGCGAATGACATAGTATTTTTAGTATTGAGGTTGTATGAGTAACGTATATGATAGTATCACTTATTCCCTATTTGTAAACCCTAAAAGCACGATTTCTCGCAACTTTTTTATGTCTACTTTCTGTTTGAGGAATGGCTTAAACTTCAGAACTTTCTTGGAAAACTCGGGCCATAGAATGGTCTCTGTAATCTTTGAGCGTTTCATAAAGCCCACCATAATGTCTAGAACTACCAAGGTTTCAAGCTCAATAGTTTTGTCCATCACCAATGTGGCAATTCGTGGATGAGCACCATTCTCAGACTTAAATAAGTCATCGAATGAAAGCCCACTACCCTTACATTGCCCCACCAGTCTGTCTACTTGATCCGCAAAGAAATAACTCATCGATTCTATCCTTTTCAGATAGAACTTGTAGTTATCCTCTGCAGACTGTTCGACTAGATTGCCCGCCCAGCACTTACTCGTATCCAAGGATGCGAAGTTTGCGACCAGGAAGTCAATCAAAATCTGTTTGTCAGGATACTTCTTGGCCAATTTAGCAAAGAAGTATTTGTCCTTACGTTGAAAGAA